CCGTAAGGTGCGCTCTAAATCGTCCTTGAGCGGACTCGAGACCGACTAGAGATTGTGCTAATAGCACGACTGACAGAGGGATTGTAAATTCCCTGTTGCGGCAACTATGAGTTCACCCCCAGGCAGTATCCAGTCAGGAGTGACCCGACCCGATAGAATCTACCAAGGGGAGAACCAAGGTGCGAACCTTTGGTTAAATTGGTTTAATCTCTGTAACTCTTGCCCAGAGAAACGGCACTGCGCATATATAGTACTTGCGCATCCGGCAGAGAGGTTCTAGAATAGATTTCTCCGAATAGGAGTCATCTATCGATAAGGCTTCAGGTTTAGACACCTAAGTGCTGTCGCCTGGCTTTAAGCTATGTAGAAATGCATAGAGGAGTCAGGGAGCTGGCAAAGCCAGTTCGCCGCACCTTGTGAAAGGTGTGACGTTTCAGCCGGCCACTTCTTGCTTTTGGTTTAGGCAAGGAAGCTTTCCCGTGAGGGATAGGCGGCGTTATGGACTATAGGTCCATCCTCCTTCCAATCCGTCCTCTGAGAGGACGGTGCTGGATTGGGCATTTCGGAACGTGAAAATGTCAACGCAAGGGATAGTTCTTGTAAAAGGGTGAACCAAGATTCTTGGGATGAACTCTGCATAAGAACGATAAGAGTGTTAATTGCTCTTCCGCCTCGAGGGTTCACCACCTAAGAGGTCAAATCCGTGCGAGTGATCGTGCGGGGGGGCTTGCGCCATGGACATATGTCCGGAACAACCCATCAAAGTCCTATTAAGGACGCCTGCGGCCCTCCTGCGGAGTTCGCTTAGTTGCGTCTCGACGTGGGAGGAAACCGAAAACCAAACCCGTATTACAATACTACGATGAAACATCGATTAAGTACGTATACAACGTTTAGTTGGCAACCAATTAGAAATATTGGTTTTACCTTAGGGGCTGCCCTGCGAAGGGTAGTATTCCTAAGGGATGGGGGACCGACATCCAATTGGATCCGAACAGCCATGTACTTTGGGAGATTTGTTGGTGCCCTGCAAAGATCGCAGGGATGGCGAGGAGTAGTGATACACCTGAAAGGGTGCCACGTACTACTACAGCAGTGTGTCGGAGGACACATTCTGGATAATCCTCGTCAACTAGGAACAGCTATCTCGCGCTCGCGGCCCGGGCTTCCACGTGTGATACCCATTATTCACAGACGGAGTATTCTATCTGGTGATGTGTGGGCCATTAAGATATGGTCTTCCTTCTTTTGGTTATACCGGGTTATTGATATACCTGGTAAACTGAAATTAGGGACTATTACACGACCTTTCGAGGTTAATTATCTTATAATTATGGAATGGTGTGGGTGGCTAGTCCAGTTTCTTCCAGTATTTCTGGAATTAGTTGGATTCCCCAAAGAGGGGAAAGACTTAAGCCAGAAGCGTCGAAGCCTCCCGTTAAATAGGAAGGAAACGTCACTGCTTCTCTCACTTTGTGGTAAGTCCCACGAATTTGTAGAACTGTTGACCGCGCTTCTTCTTCCAAGTGTCGAATCCGACCTTGCGAAGAAAATCCCTAGAAAGGAGTGGAAGAGTCTTATGCGACCTATCCTTATGAGCCTCCAACCCCGATTGCTCCTGTTACTGAATTCCGGCCCAAATTCGGCGAAAGGACCGGGCGAAGGCCCAGGCCCTGATACACGTACGAGTCTAGGATCGATCCTTACGGATCTACTCCTGTGGACTCGGTATCCCGAGTATGCCCCTTTACGAGACAATTTTGCTCGTTTATGGGCCTCTGCTAACGGCTTTGCCAAAACTGCAATGGCACAAGCTAAAGCAGTCTATCAAGAACTTGATAGTTTGGGGTTTCCGTACGATCATGAATATGACACGTACTTAACTCCTTCTTCTAACGAGGAAGGACCGCCAGGTAACAAACCGTTGCTTGGGTTTTCAGCTAACTGGGGGCTAGGCAAACTGGGGTTCATACCCGAGCCAGCTGGTAAGATTCGCGTTGTAGCGATGGTGGACTCACTGACGCAGATGATATTACGGCCTCTCCATGATGCCGTGTTCGAGATCTTGCGAAAGATCCCGCAAGACGGGACATTTGATCAGGAGGCTCCTGCAGTCCTTTTAGGAAAACAGGGGGTTAAGCACTTTTGGTCTTACGACCTGAGTGCGGCAACTGATCGATTCCCAGTATCACTGCAACAGGGACTCTTGAGTTATTTGATTGGCCCAAGAGTTGCGCGAGCATGGAGACTCCTTCTCACGGAGAGAACCTTCCGTGTTCCGAGACGTATCTCGGATAAACAGCGGGTCCCGCGAGGGACTCCAGAGTCTGTGCGTTATAACGCCGGGCAACCCATGGGGGCTTATACCTCCTGGGCTGTTTTCGCGCTTACCCATCATCTCCTAGTTCAATTCGCCGCATATCAAGCGGGTCATGGACTGAAGTGGTTTACCTTGTATGCCCTATTGGGTGATGACGTCGTGATCGCTGAGCGATCTGTGGCTGAGAAATATCTCCTTCTGCTACAAGCAATTGGTGTGGAAGTTGGACTCGCGAAGAGTTTAATCTCTGAGCGAGGGGTCTTCGAGTTCGCTAAGCGAACTTTTCGGGTGACCGACGAAGGCCTTTTGGTCAATTTAAGTGGTATATCTCTTGATGCCTTAGGGGCCTGTATAACAGACCCTTCGGTAGCTGAGAGTATATTAGGACACACCCGTGTCCGAGGTCCTAAAGAGGGACTGATAAGAATTGCTCGAGTCCTTGGCTACGGGTTCCGGGCTCGTTCCCATGTAAATGGGTCCTTTGCCGGCATGAACCCACGTCTTCTAGGACTGGCGATACTGTTTACCCGTCCATCAGCTCTGTTCGGGAGACCGTTTTCAGAGTGGATTCGGTTGGTGACAATCGAAACTGTGGGTGTCCTCAGCGATGAGCGATTATCTGCTTTAATGGATTCAGTTCGTCAGCGCTTACTTGGGACCGCAAGGAGACTTGCGGAGACCCGGGCGAGGGCTCTATTTAGGTGGAAGAACCCCATTGACTCTGAGGGTAAACCTCTGAGCAACGTCCTCGGCGTCCCGCACATGGTGCGAACGGACTCTCCGAAACATTCAATGTTTCTGGCCGAGTGGGTCTTCAAACCTCTTATAGAGATAGCTACTCGTGATTACTCCGAGTTAGTAAGCGACCTGTCCCTTTGGGAACAAGGGGAAACCTCCGAAGGAAATTTCTCCCTTGACGAGATTTACA